CTTTCGGCGGCAGCTAAATAGCCGCCAGGAAGCGTTTAACTTCCGAGTTTGTAGATCTTAATCTTCTTATACCCGTCGAGACCTGGCAAAGGCCAGGCCTTACGCTCTTTATCGGAGCTAACAGCGACGGGAGTTCCCCCCGATACTAGGAATGAATCCAAGACATCGGAGAAGGCAACAGGCCTTCTGGTCTGCCACCAGCGGAAATCCTCTTCTTCCTTTAAAGGGAAGCCGGGGTTTTCCTCGCCGCGCATATACACAGTGTACAGCGAGGCAGGGAACTCACCACGAGACGCGCCGGACTCCTTGCGGAGTTCACGGCGCTGCTTAGTGGTATAGGTGTAGAAGAAGTGGCCGTCGTAACCGAGTTCCTTTAAAGGGAACGTGCGGACATAATCACCAACAAGGTGACCATCGCCGCACTTATCCGGTCCGTAGATGACTAAAGCGGGGTGAATGAAATTCACCACTTGTTTTGCTCTAGTCATATCCCCGTGTCTCACATAATGATTGTGTAAGACAAAGAGCGACCTAGCCGACACCCAATCTTTCTGATAGAAGGGGCGGACGTCGATTCCTTCAAAAAAGTCCTTTCCGCATGACTCCCGAAAGGGGCCACTTGCGAATGATTTCTGCCTATTCACATTGAACCCAGCGTATCGCAAGCACTCTGACACAAGGTCGAAGTGCTTTACGGGACAACAGATGTCATCACCGTAAACGAATACGTCTTCGGCGCCTTCACAGGCAGCGGAAGTAAGAGCCCAGAAAATCAGGGTCTCTAATGGGAATGTGAACCCGTTCCCCATTGCGGAGAACTTCTCTTGCCGGATCACACTGCCGTTAGGCAGCTCAATCCAAGAAGATGAGCAACGTCGTAAAGCCGTTGCCCAATCAAGAGGGCAGAGTTCGTACACCAGTTCGCGAGAAATGGTGTCCGAAGCGGACTTCAGGTCCAGCGTAGCTATGTCGCCGGTTAAGGATCCGAGACAGGCGGCGAGCTGATTAGGCTCCTGCCAACGGATATCCACACCGAATGCGGCGAGACGTCGTGCGATATAGTCACCGTACCCTAGCTGTAACATTAAGTTCAGCAGGCATTCGATGCCAATAAGGCGATACGTCTTAGCATTCTTGAAGACGAAGCAAAGTTTCGATGGTAGTATCTCCACCGAAACTAGGTCCCACTCATCACCGTCTTCGTCG